CTTATGGCTGATAAACAGACATTTGTGCCGGCAATTGATTATTCAATCCGAGGGAGAAGTCCTAATAATACTAATTATACACCGTATCGTGGGAATTCACCTGTCACAGCAATGGCAGATGTTATTACCACACCTTTTCGAACAATGTATGATTATGTAGTCAAGCGTGGTAGCCCAGTTGACTATGAAACAAAACATAATGACAGTGGGTCACCTAAGTTCTCGTTGGTGTCTCCACCTACTACCCCTGTCGAACGAGCGCCCAGTCCGTTTAAGCTGTTAAAGGTCTGGACTAAGAAAGACAATATTGTTACTGTCAAAACTCCACCTACAGAAATTAATTCGGCGGTCAATTCTCCTGTTATTGCCGTCCCTAAGCCTAGTCGTCCAAGTCCAGTCTTGGCCTCTGATTTTCCTGTGACCCCTTGCAGTCCTAGTTATGATGTTAAGTCGAAACATGAAGACCATGTTCCATGCAAAAAGCATGTTAGAGCAAAGAAACGTGTTACTCGCAATCACAATCATGACCATTATCGCAAGCGTGAAATTTGTCATCAGTCGAAAATCGATGAGATCACCAAATGCCTTGAACGAATGAAGATGCTTGAAGAGGATGTAGCAAGAAGAACTCAAGATCTCAAAGAATTTGAGGAGAAATATCAAGATTTGACTGTTGAAAGAAATTGTAAAAAACGTAGAAATGTAGAGATGGAACATGAATCGGAAAATGAAATTGTGACTGATTCAGACAGTAATTCAGGAAGTGTCATCAACAGTGAAATTGAAGATGAATTAATCGCTGGACAATATAAGGATGAACATTCCGATAATAATATTGACTCTCGTTATGAGTTTTGTGTTTCTGTTAATGAATACGGTGTTCCTGTGAAGGAAGTCCCTTTTCAATGGTGGAACCCATGGACCTGGTTCCGTCAGGGGACAAGGAGATGGTCCCACGCTCGCAATGCTAAAATTGAAGGTAATTTGCGAGGTGTTTTTGAAGAAGAAGCCAAATTGTTACGCGAAAATGCTCATATCATGGAATATATGGTGCAGACTACCTCGCCACATTGGTTCTTCTTGAATCCGCAACCCAAAACGCAAGTCGTCATTGTGTCTGGTCAGATTGCAGCTAATGCAACTACAAGATTCTCTGATGAGACCCCAGACCCAGATCGCATCTCCAAATTTTTGTCACATTTGTATGCAATCAATGTGGCACGGTCTGTTGTTGAATTGCAATTTGATGACTCTCGTTTTACTGAGGTCCGCAACTTGTCAAGTATTGTATGGACCTCTTCTGTGCTTGCCTCTGATTTACTTGTCGATGGTACATCATTACGCCATTTTCAAGAAAGCCCACATCAGATCGGTGCTACCTCTATGGGTATCGTGTCGACGATGTGGGCTTACCTCCAGTCACGCATTGTAAGCGCCATAAATTGGTTGTTCACAAATCGCGTGTGGAACGTCGTCGGGCAATGTATCTTAGGTTGCCTTGTTACGTCGCTGATGTCGCATTACCTGCCCCAGATTGCCGTCATAGCCGTTCGCTCATTGAATCAACTAAATACCGCATATTGAAACCCGTTGCAGTCGGGTATGATTTGAACTTTGTTGGTGAGTTCAAACAATGGGTGAATGAATGGATACATAATAATTTAGTACCATGTAGTGAATTGATTTCCTGGGAAGAGCATATAAGTAAGTGTAAATATACTCGAAAAGTAAAAGATGCTCTTACAGCTTACCGTGACAACCTAAGAATAAGTAATGGAAGTACATTCCTCAAACATGATTTATCACATGATATTTTTGCTAAACGTGAGCGGTATCCTAGCTATAAATATCATCGAGGAATTTTTGCTGCATCTATGGATCAGAAGGTTCTCCTAGGTGCATTCATTCGGACTATTGAAGAATCCGTTTATAAACAATTAAGCCAGTTTTTCTTAAAACATGTAACAACATTTCAACGTGCGAAATTAATCAAGGAACGTTTGTACTGTGTCGGTTCAACCTACTTGGGGTTGGATTTCTCTTCATTTGAGAGTTCAATGACCCGTGATATCAGTTGTTGTACTGAAATTCCACTTGTTGAATACATGGCTGGCCACTTGGAACCCAATTTATACCAACTTTTCAAGTCCCAGGTTTTGTGTAAACACACTGTGAAGAACTATGATTTTACTTTTAAGTTCCATGATGGACGAATGTCAGGTGACTTATGGACATCATTGGGGAATGGTTTTACGAATTTGATGGTCGTCAAATTCGTGTGTCACAAACTTGGTTTTGACGCTAAGGGCGTTGTTGAAGGTGATGATGGACTGTTTCGCATGGACGGTCAAGTTCCTACTTCTGATCACTTTGCAAAGCTCGGATTTCATGCCAAAATTGAACTGTTCGATGATATCGGCCGTGCTGGTTTCTGTAAAATGAAATTCACGGATACTCTGGATCAAGTTACAGAACCGATTGAGAGACTGGTCAAATTTGGGTGGACTAGTGCTGTGGGTAGCAATCCTAACCGTCAATTAGATTTGCTTTTTACAAAAGCATTATCCCTCAAGGCTGAGTTTCCTAATTGCCCTATGCTCGGCCCATTTGCAGATGCCATCATACGTATTGTCACCCAAGCAGGGAAACGAAAGCTTGCATATGATGAAGACCCAGGTTGGACTGCTTATAAAGTTGAGCATGCCACTGAGTATTTATATAAGCCAGCTGTCTGTAAATTAGAGACACGCTTATTTTTTGAAGACCTGTATCATATTTCGGTTAGTGAACAGGCTGAGTTTGAAAGTTTAGTTAATTCTTGGACTCAACTGCAGGGCATCTCTACGCCCATCATACTTGATCGCGTACCTCAATTGTGGTTTCACAATTTTGATAGGTTTAGTGGCGACAAGTTTGAAGCTGATTGGTAACCGTATCAGTAAAATTACCGTGAAATGCCTCGAAAATCGAAGAAAACGCGCATTGCTCGTCGAAGACGTGCAATGAAAGCTATTGCCCCTCCTCGTATGAAAGGACGTGGTGGATTTTGGTCTGATTTCAAACGTGGATTCCGTAGTGTGACTACGCCGTTTTTAGATGTCGCTGAAGCAGCTGCTGATGTTTGGCATCCGAAAATTGGGCGGTTTATGCGTAGAGCGAGGCCTATTGCAGGTGTTGGCGCTTACAACGCTGTTGGCGCTAATTCCCTTATGGCCTCACCCGTACCCGTTGTCGGGTCAGCTCCTGATAATGGGGTTCGGGTTAAACATACTGAGTATATCATGGATATCAATTCGACGACGGATTTAACTAATCTGGTGTTGAACATTAATCCTGGTATGCAAACAACCTTTCCTTGGCTCAGCAATCTAGCACGTAGTTTCCAGAAATGGGATGCTATAGCTATGATATTTACATTTAAATCAACAAGTGCTACTGCACTTGGGTCTACTAGTACCGCTCTAGGAACAATTATTGGAGCTGTGATTTATGATGTTAATGCTGAGGTGCCTATTTCGAAAGCCGGAATTTTAGGTCTTTCGGGAGCCAGAGCTGGTGTCCCTAGTAAAGACAATTTGTTTCCGGTTGAATGTGCTCCAAGTTCTAGGCTCATGCGTAACCTACTTGTCCGTTCTGCTGGAGTTAGTGATGACTTGCAGAAGTACGATTTAGGTAAGCTCCTTATCGCTACAGTCGGCTCACAAACCGTCTCGGTAGCAGGTGAATTGCATGTGTCTTATGACGTGGTTCTTAAGTCACCAACTTTAGGTGGCGCCATTGGTAGTGACTTAGCACAAACCCATTTCTATATGTCTGGTGTGACAACCGCTGATGAACTTGGGACACTTACTACCTATGATAATAGTTTGAGCCTGTCATTATCCGTACCAGCCTCTGGCCAACTGAAGATTGATTTTCCAGTTGGCAGTGCAGGGAAATTTTTGATTGATTATTATAATAAGAGTGACGCTAATGTTACCGTTCCCTCACCTAGTTATGGCGGTGTGAACAACACACCTCTTAATTTGTTTAAGAATCGGACTGAGTCTGATTTTTGTGCACCACAACCAACGCTTTCTGCCAGTGCTTATACATGGCGTATGGCTATTGAAGTGGATGATCCTTCATTGCCAAGTTCTATTTCGTTAGCTGGTCTTGTTTCAACAGGAACGGCTTATGGACATTTGAGTGTTGTGGCTGTTAATTATGATTTTTGATTGATTATGATTGTACATAATTGTGTGCTGAAAATATTTAAAAACAAATAAAAATATAAAATTAAAAGAAAACAAAAATGTGTGTTGTAGTTCCGGACCCACTTTCCCGGTCGTTCAGGATATGTTAAATACATTTACCTGAGTAGGCGACATGTGTTGGCGTTAGTGCCCTTACGCGATAGAAGGCTCGAGTCCAACCCAAAGGACTGTAATCAATTGGGGACTGTGTGCGATGGCTGAG